GGATGTTTCGTCAATTAATAGGTTTGTGCTTATATCCATGATTAGACCGAGTAGTAAGGTATCTTTTTAGCTACGCCATTTAGAGTAATAACAACATACCCCTCTGGAACAAGCGGTAAACTAGAAGTTAAGAAAGTTGCATTAGCGGTGACATTGGCTGTGCTGTTAATAATGGACACATTCATTGTGCCACTAGGAATTGTGATGTTTTCTAGCGTTAGATTGCCGACTGTCGTAGTCGTTTGACCAGGCGTTAGCGCAGTATTGCCTAAAGTGGTGTTAGCAATTGTGACATTGGCTGCTGTGGTTAGCCTTCCTTTTGCATCGACCGTAACTTGGCTAACAGTTGTTGCATTGCCATAGATGCCCGCAACAACCCCAGAAGTATTAAGCGTAGGATTTGGATAAGTACCAGTAAGATCACCGCCAGCATTGCCACCAGGAGCAGTACCAGTAATCGTAACATTGGCTGCACTTGTAATTTGTCCTTGTCCGTTAACAGTAAAAGTTCCTACTGCTGTAGCAGAGCCATAATTACCAGCCGTAACGGTTGTATTGGCAATTGAGATCGTGCCTGTACTGGTAATTGGACCGCCCGTTAGCCCTGTGCCTGTAGCTACATTGCTAACATAAACCACTTCCGAGTTATCTACTTTTTCCCAAACAGAACCGTTAAAAATAGCCCAATCGCTAATTTGCCAATCCGTAATACCGTTTAAGTTTGTATTACCCGCAACGGAAACCACATAATAATCACCCTTTGTACCGACACTTGATGTCAGAGTAGGAGTATTATTTTGTGCATCCCAAGTGCCTTTATAATTAATAGCACCAATAGCATTGATGGTTGAGCTAACGGTCTTTAACATGGCTTACAATCCATCTCCAGCAGTAATATAAACAGTTGCGTTTCCACTTGCAGTTACGCCTGTAAAATACGCATTGGGTACAAAAGTTAATATTTCATCTGTACCCGCTAGTAATGGGAACGCTTCGCCACTTGAGATTACAACGGCTGCTGCTGAGTTTGCTAGTGCTGCGCTTGTGCCATAACCCAAAAATACGGTGACCGTGCCAGAGTTAATGACACGATATTGGTTTCCACCCAAAGTAGTGGATACGCATTGAACGGCTGCGGGAGCAGTTGTGGCTGCAAGAAATGTAACCGTGTTGCCAGTCTTTGTAAAAGCATTAATTCCCAAAGCGCTCTCCTTATTGGACTACTTCTTCTTTCTCTAAACTCTCTTTTAACATCTTCAAAAATGCATCTTTTCCTACTTGCAACTGCTGTGCTTGAAACTGTGTTGACGCTAGTTTTCTGTCAAGGTCAAGGCAATGGTTTGTCAGCATGACTTGTTCCTCTGTAAAGGTGTTCGTGTCGTACTCTTTTCCATCTATCGTAATGGGTTTCGCTTGTTTTTCGCCCATGTCATTCTCCTAAAATGCTAACAAAGAAAGGCTGTTAGCTTGCCCAAGGTACTCCTGATTCCACTACTGGGTTCTTTTGTAGGGCGATATTAGCTGCCAAAGATTCCTCGATAGCGTCTTTATCGACACCGCCAGCCCAACACCAATCCAATACTTCTTGCATTGTTACCTGTGCGTAAGGGATTGTTGGTGTGCCACTAAAGCCACAAGTGCCATATACAGATGCACTATATTCTCCATCAACTTCTGTGCAAGTCCAATGAGCCGTAGTTATAAAACCATTAGCAGTTTCGTAGTCTGTTTGACTAATGTTCCATGTTGCCATTTACTTCTCCTTTTTTATATTAACCACAATACAACACAGTTGGTACGCAATATGAACCATCGTCGTATTCGTGTGTTTTAACTGTGCAAGTTACTTTACCAATCGTGCTTGAGCGCATTACATCGTCAGCCTGAACTCGTGCTGTACCATCACCATTAGACTCAAGTAAATCACCCTCTTGCACCACAACATCTTTGTTGATTCGACAAATAAACGCACCGACTGAAGTTACCAACATATCATTGGTCGCTGTCCATTCTTCATCCCAACACATAAATACACCATATACTTTTTTACTACCAGCGGTGTCGGATACTTTTACTCGGCATAAACGCTCTGTGGTTGGTTCTCCTTCCCATTCAACCAATTCGTTAATAGATTCCAAAACTGTGCCACGAAGAATAGCTGGTTTGCTTCCGTCTGATAATTGCGACCAGTGCGAACCAGCAAAAGCGTTGTATGAAACAGTACTTCCTGATACAGAGATATTACCTTCTGATACTCCGTCTTGTTGAAAATACACAAGAACACCATCATCTGTTTTTCTATTTACATTCATTACACCGCCTGAAGCCCTTGAAAACTGAGCATTACCAGCAGCAGAAAAAGATGCACCAGTTCCATTTGCATCAGCAACATCACTTGAAGTTGTTGCAACTAACAAATTACCACCAGATGTAATACGCATCCGTTCTGTGCCGTTGGTGGTAAAGAGCATTTCTTTACCGCCAGTTGTCTGAATGGTGACTTCGTTGGCAGTTCCTGTAATTGCTTCATCTGACGAAAGAACTAAAGATGCTCTATACCCACCCGATGTTGGTGTATTTACTTTTAATCTAACATGGTTTGTTCCAGTAGCAACGATTGTGTTTGCGTCATTGTTGTTGTTTCCACTACCACCGTTTACTTGCAATTTATAGCTAGGACTACTAGTACCAATTCCCACATTACCGCTAGAGTCTATTCTCATGCGTTCTGTGCCGTTGGTTAAAATTATAAAAGGATGATTAGATCTTGTGCCAGTCAAACCAAATGAGCTGGTAGCATAAAGTGTTGCAGAAACTTGAGTTGCTGTTTGATTATTTAAAGCAACTAATCCAGGATGAATTGTGTCATCACCAGCAAGCGACATTCTAAAATCACCAGCTGGCCCAGTAGTACCAACCCCTAAAATGCCAGTAGAGGTAATACGCATCCGTTCTGTAGCGTTTGTTGCAATTACTATCGCAGCATTTGCTCTGTTATAAAGAAAACCTACGCTATCGGTAGACGAAGCAAAGCCTTGTCCAACGCTAAAACTTCCTGTTGTAGAAGTTGCACCATTTGAATAAAAATAGATTTGATTTGCTGTTCCAGCAGATGAAGCAATAACAGCATCGCCTAGAACATTTAATTTTGAATAAGAACTTGTTGTTCCAATAGATACATTCCCACTAGAATCAATACGCATTGCTTCAGAACCACCTTCTGTAAAGGCAATAGTGTCGGCTGCTGGGAAGAAGATACCTGTGTTGGTATCGCCTGTGGTGGTGATTGATGGAGCAGTATTAGAGCCAGCACCAAAAACCCCAGTTGTTACGGTTACATTACCGCTAGAAATCGTAGCATTTGTTAGCGTTAAGTTTGCTATCGTAGTAACGGTATTTCCTAGCCCTACTGATGTAGAACCAATGGTTACTGGGGTGTTAAAGTTGGCATCAAGTTGCGACAGGGGTATTGATGTTGTCGCTGTGCCGAATGTATTAGGAACTGGCATTTTAAAACCTCACTCTCAATTCATGTTCAAGTTCAAATGTATTAACCACAAAACCCGCTGAATTGGATGTCATGGTTAACCCTAAATATTTACCCCATTGCTGAGCATCTGACTTGTATAAATAATAACCATTAGTAAATACCCATGATATTACTGTAGAACTATTATTTATCCAAGGGATTGTGACATTGGAATTGTTAAACCAAGTCACAAAATTGCCCAAAACATACGGGGAGCTAGACCCAATTTCTGAATCTACCGTTACATCAAATACACCACCCGCAGAAAGGGTAGCTTCAATACCAAATTTAAGCGCTTGCTTGGTGCGAATTGGATCGGTTAACGGTAACAATGCAGTTTGAATACGGGAAGTTAAAAGACTAGTAGTGTCGCTATAAAGCTGCACTAATTGATTGTTTGAAACTCCGTATAACTTAATTTGTCCAGCTTCAGGCACGGAGGTAATGTATTTAAGATCGTTGCCCTGACTAGATATAAACCATTTTTTCTCAAAAAACACAGCCTGGACATACCGATAGCTGTTTGTAAAGGTTGTATCGTTATATCTAAAGTTAAATACAGCGCATAAAATGTTGTTTAACAACACTTGACCCGCATAAACAGGGTTGCTAAAGTCCACATTAGGGAAAACCCCATCTAAGGGATCAGATAATTTAGAGGTGGTTGAGCCAACTAGGGCGTACACCCCATAGTCATTCATAAATAAAACAGATCGGAAGTACGGGAATATAGCGTTTTTAAGCTCTGAACCCACCGATGCGCTCACATTGGTATTGGTAAATAAAGTTAGACCAGCATTGGTTACCCGTACATCCGAGAACACATTAATGGAGTTATCACCAAAAATGTACAAAAAGTTGTTAGCGCTAAGTAACTGAACAATGTTGCCATGCAGCGTAGAATCGGTCAAAGTTACCGATCCCGCAGAAACGCTCGTAAAGTCGCTATACGACCCCGCAGCGCTGTAATAGACTGATCGACCAGCCGCAATCCAAACACGCCCTGAAAAGCTCGCTATGCCCACATTAGGCTCAGAATTGACAATGGCTTGCAAGACAGCACCATTACCGCCACCACCAGACACCGTGGCTGTCACATTGGCAGCGTTGGTGTAACCCGATCCTTGGTTGGTCATAATGACCTGAGTAACAACATTGCCTAGGACAATGGGTACGGCTGTAGCTCCCGCACCCCCACCGCCTGAAATCGTGACAATGGTATTGGCTGCGTTGGTGTAGCCCGATCCTTCATTAGAAACAACTAAAGAAAGCGTGCCAGTTTGAAAGTTAAATAATTGGGCTACCGCATTAGCACCCGTACCACCCCCGCCACCACTAAAGGTAACAGTTAAATTAGCAGCATTAGTGTAACCAGTACCCGCATTTACAACTGCCACAGAAGTTACTACATTAGCTGTAGAGATAGTAGCTGTTGCATTAGCCTGTTCTCCACCCGTTTGGTCTGGAGCGTTAATAGTAACGGTTGGCGCTTCGGTATAGCCTGTTCCTTGATTAACAATTCCTATCAATCCGACAGAACCGATAGTTACAACATTATTACCATCCCAATTAAAGTAACCCTTGGTAGGATCAAGGATGAGCATACGCTCGTTATTCCATTGGGTAATCTGAACACCGCTAGCAGAAAATGTGCCAGGTGATGCAATATTGCCAAAAGTATCGGTTGTGATATTAAAGAACTGGGCTGATCCATCACTCATAAAGCCCACAACATAGTCATTTAAACCAATATTAACCGATGATAAATGGGTTACGGTATTGGCAAAAACAACGGTATTTGCGCCAGCATCCAGCACATTGCTGTTTGTAGGAATAATTTTGACATTGCCGTACCCAATCGGCTGGGCGTTTTCAATCCAGCTAAATTCACTCTCATCAATGGCTGTACGGTTAGCCTTGGTGTTTAGCCCTCTAAACTGTTTGATAACGGCATAGGACTTTTTCTGTTCCGCTGCTGCCATGGCTAGTAGGGTGAGCTATAAGGCGTTGGGATTCTGCGGGTAAATACTGAAGTAAGTACCGATGCAGTTTGCTTGTTGTATTCTTGTTTATAAATCTCAGCTTCACCATAACTTTGCTCGTAATACTTGGCTAGGTAAGCTGCGTAAAATTTAATCGAGCTGGTATAGGGGTCTTTAATCGTATCTACTTCACTAGAGGTTACCAATGGTAATGGCAAGATAACCGTATCAATTTCAAGCTGGTAGGCTTGATCTGGGATTGGACCAATGTAGATATTGCTTTGCCCGTAATTGCTAAATGCTAGAGGTCTGCCAAGATAATTCTGCCAAAAGCGCAAGCGCACATTAAAGTCTGACCAAGCCAAATAATCTAATGGCACACGGGTGTTACCCCAATATAGGTTGATATTAATAATATCAAGGGTTCGGTCGCCAGACGGCATAGATGCGTAGTAAATGTTTTCACAGTTACCTACATAAGTTAAGCCAGCCGTACCATTTAAAAATTGGGTAGAGGGTGGGTAATTCGTAATATTATTTTGCTGACTTTGTGGATATGGTGGGGGAGTTGTATCCGTTGTTCCCGCAAGAGTAACCTGATAAATAAAAATATTACTAAAAATAAAGTCATTTAAAGCGACTGGTGTACTAGCTGTCCATGCCACAGGATTGGTAGGAACTGCACTATTTAAAGCCGATGAAGCTGGAACTTTTGCTGGAGTTTGTACAATCTGGATTGTTCTTAGGCATCCAGTATCACGGACTACACGATCTCTAGCACTATTAATGTAGTCTGTTAATTGAGAATCGGTATAAAAGTTTCCTGTTGCATCATGGAGTAATCGTCTGACTTCCGTAATGTAAGTCGATAGAGTTGCCATTTAAACTCCATAAGTCATGCTGCCACCGAGAGGACTTTTCCCCCCGCCCTCTTTTGGGAAGGTAGGGGTACTCTTTCCACCAACGGGGATAACGATTGGTTCTTTTTAGGCGCTTGAGTAGATAAATCCCATTTTGCTAAACGATCCAAACCTTCTTGAAAATCATTAGCGGTTTTTATCCAACCCAATCTAGCCAAGTGGGTGGTCTTATCTTCTTTACCGTAACCAAAAATATGACGGGCAGCTTCCTCTGAAATCTCTACAGTTGCACCCTTTTTAAAGTCATAAAATACTCCACCGAAGCCATCTCTTAGGTCTTGGTCGGAGTTATTGGTTACATAAATCATTAGAAGCTCACCACTTGTCCAAACACACAAATATCTACGGTGTTGGCATTACCAGAAGCGGTATTGACATTTACATATAGAGCTTGAGTTGATGCGCCAGAAACAACGGTGTTTGCTGGATATGCAATTGCTAGGTCTTGGTATTTACCAGCAGCGCTTACTGCCGTTAAGGTTACATTGGCAACAACCACATTGGCTGCTCCCATGTTTCCAGCACTAGAGATACTAATACCAATATCTGCACTTGCAACAGTTCCAGAGGGGTTTTGCACCGTGACTTGACGGATAATCACCCCACCAGAATTGCCAGTTGCACCACCGTTGGTTAACCCGCCTGATACGAGAGGAATCGTAATCTGCGCAGTTCCCGTTGTTGCTAGGGATTGCGCAGTTAATTTTCCAATCAAGCCGTATCCAAAACTGTTTAGGTAAAGATTACCTACTGCGTTGGGGTTAGCCATTGTTTCTCTCCTTAATCGTTGTAAGTGCCAGAAGCAGCTTCACCACCGTTTACAGTAGCCAAGGTTACTGTAGCGTTGGTAGTTGCTAGCAAGCGGACATTTACACCATCAGAGATTACAACACCACCCACATTAATAGCGCCCACATTGCTGTAGGTTGCTGTGCTTGTAGTTGTGTTATATGCCGATACTGCTTGGATAATCACATTAGCAGTTGCAAACATGATGTAAGTACCAGCGGGAACGGTTGTACCAGCGGTAGTTGCAGCAATGGTTGTAAGCTGCCAATAAGCTCCAGGCGTATTGGTTGCGCTACCTGAGATCAGGATTTTATTTAAGCCGAGTGCCATGACTAGTTCTCCTTATAACGAAATAGAGTTGTAGCCAGACACTCTGGTCATTGACTTCGGCTTGGTGCTTACCAATTCGGCAATCATCAAGACAGCGCCAACATAACCAATCTGCCAGTTTGGTAGAGTGCTTTCAAATCCAGTAAACACAAAGCTACCTTGATCGTGAATATACAAGCTCAAGTAGTTTGAGTTAATGAAATAGACAACACCTTCTGGGCAATAAGGGTCTGGATAAATAGGTACACCAGCGACCATCAAAGCACGGAAAGCTGCTTGTGGTCCATTGGTATCGCTGTCAAAACCGCTACCTGGGGTAATCACATACTGCTCTTGACCAACATAGTCTTGAGCCAATAGTGTCCAAGTACCAAATCCGCAAACACCAAAAGTAGGCACTTCTGCACCGTTTTTAACAGTTCCAGAAATGTACTGAAGGATATTTTGACGAGTTGGGTTGACTGATCCAGCGTTGTAAACCTTCGATTGCCACCAAGTATAGGTGCTACGGTTAATGTTACCGTATGTACCCATGTTAGTACCATCGTCAATTGCGCCTGGCAAACCAATAAATTGTTGAGTGTTCGTGTAGTTGGTGTACAAAGCAGTCGCCATTGCATCCATCATCACATTGGTTGCATCGTTCATACGAGCTTCAATGAGAGGAATAATTGCATAGTCTTGCTGTACAGCACCTTCCATCCCGAGGAATGGTACAGGAGCAATCATCAGTTTAAGGTTGAACTCAGCGTTGCGTAAAGCTACCAGAGTAATCAGACCATTGTGCGTTAACGAACTGAGCGCCTTGTACTGGCACAGTTACCTGGGATACACCACCTGAAGCCTGTTGACTATTTGCAATCAACGCAGCCATCAAGGGTGTGCTGTTATAAAGTTGTACGACCAGTTTGGGGATAAACGCTCTACGAGTTACATAAGTAAGTTCGTTATATTGCGATGTACCCGCTGCTGGAAGAATACCGCCACCTATAGGCATAGTTTATCTCCAAACAAAAATCTAAATATCCCCTATTACTGCAAACTTCAAATACCAATTGGTCGAGTGTTTTTACGCAATTCAGCCAATGCTTTTGCTGCTTCGTTTCTAGCACCTTGTACTGGGTTTTTCCAATAGTTATTCAGGTCAAAACCTTTTAACGGACTTGGGTTGTAGCCAGATGGTGTAGGCACAGCAGCTTGTTTCATCCAATCAAAATACTCGGCAGCCGTTTCGTGGTTTGATATGTTCTTCTCAAGCATAATTTTCTCGATCTGTTGAATATCATCATCCGAACTA